CTTAACAAGGAGAGTGATATGGCACAAAAACTATCTGCTGAGCAGCGCATACAGAAGGCACACATTGCCTTGATGAACCACCCCAACTACTGCTTGTACTCAGGCATCTTCCTCATGGGTAAGAATGAGGTGCTCGATACGGGTTGTCCCACTGCGTACACCGATGGTCGCAACGTGCGGTATGGACGCAAGTTTGTGGATGGGTTGACCGATGCTGAGCTGAAGGGTTTGATCCTGCACGAGAACCTGCACAAGGCGTTCAGGCATCTGACTATCTGGGAAGATCTTCACAGGCAGAACCCTCGCAAGGCTAACTATGCTTGTGATTACGTGATTAATCTCATGATTTACGACTCGGACCCTAAAGGTGTGGAGGTGCGAGTGCCAGAGGGTGGGCTGCTCGATGAGCAGTATCGTGGCATGGACGCGGGGACGGTGTTTCGATTACTTAAAGATAACGGCGGAGGAGGTGATGGTAAGACACCAAGTGATGGTCAGGATGGCTCGCAAGCGGGTGGACAGGACGTGCTCGACGATCATGGATGGGATGAAGCAAAAGAGATGTCCCGAGAAGAACGAGAAGCTCTCGGTCGAGAGATTGAGCAGGCTCTACGACAAGGTGCCCTACTAGCAGGGAAGATGAAAGGCAACATCCCACGTGAGGTTACCGAAGCACTGGAACCCAAGGTGAATTGGCGTGAGGTGTTGCGTGACTTCATAACATCTTACTGTGCAGATAAAGATGTATCCACGTGGCGCAAGCCGAACAGACGGTGGGTTGATCGGGATATCTACATGCCCTCGCTCATCGGTGAGTCTGTTGGTAGGCTTGTGATCGCGCTCGATATGTCAGGGTCTATCGGTGTGGAGGACATCGGACAGTTTCTTGGCGAGCTTACGGCGATCTGTCGCAACGTGACACCCGAGGGTATCGATCTGCTGTACTGGGACACACATGTATGTCAGCACGAGAAGTATGAACCGGATCAGTATGAGTCACTGCTTACGACAACTAAGCCTAACGGTGGTGGTGGCACTAACCCACAATGTATCGTGGACTACATGAAGGAGCAGAACATCAAAGCCGAGTGCTGCGTGGTGCTGACCGATGGCTACGTGCCGACCTGGGGTGTGGGTTGGACCTGCCCTGTGCTGTGGGGTATCACTACAAGAAGTATCACTGCCGACGTTGGCACATCTGTTTATATTGAGGACTAATCATGCCAAGCGCAAAATCATACAAAGCACTACTCATCCGTGACGACGCTCGCAAGTCAATCGACAAAGCTAAGGACTTGTACAAAGAAAAGACAGGGCTTGATCTTAACTACACGCAGTTCGTGTTGCTGATGTCTCGCGTGTTTATTGAGAAGGAGATCCTCGGAGATGTTAAGTACGACTTAACAAATCGTAATGAGTAGGTTAACCAAACCAGATCAGGCACTCATACGTGTTGAGCATTGGGATATGAAGAGGCTTCACTACGTCTCAGTGCGTGTGGTGCCGATGTCGCAGGTGGATGAATGGAAGAACAGAGTATTAGTAAGGGTGGAAGTATTAGCCGAGTGCATGACATACGAAGAAGCTATGGCGTTGGGCAAAGTGATGGGTCGCACCCATGAATGATCCCGAGTACGAATACATCATCGAGGAGATTAACCACATCACACATGACCGGAAGCACTATCGGTTGTTGCGTAAGACTGCAACCGACGCACGAGAAGTTGTTATCCCGTGGAGCAATGAAGAAGAGTTCAAGGCAATCCTTGCTTTGATGGACCCTAAACCCATGCAGCACAGATTCTTTTACTAACAGGAGAGTGATATGAGTAACGATATTATGGTTGTCGATGTATCTGATGCAGTCGTTGTCGATCTGAACATCAGCCTGTGGACTGCACGTAAGCTTGATAAGAAAGTCTCGCAGGAGGTTGACCACAACAAGAACACCAAGGTCAAGGCAGGCAACTACAACAAGCACCTGCTTGCCGGTACGCAGAAGCTCGATGAACTTAACAAGCTCGTCGGTACGATCCGCACGTGGCACTATGAGCAGACGATGCTGTGGTCGGACAGCGGCTCACGCCTGTTGCCATTCGCTAACTTCTTTACGTACAAGCCGACGCTCGACGCCTACAAGAAGCAATTTGAAGATGCGGTGGATCAGTTCTTAGTAGAGTATCCGCAACTGGTATCAGCAGCAGCCTTTCAGCTTGGCGATTTGTTTGACCGCGACGAGTATCCCGATGCAGAACAACTGCGTGGGAAGTTCCGCTTTCGTTACAACATCACACCACTTGCAACTGCCAATGACTTTCGCCTTCGTGCCGGTCAGCAAGTGATCGATGAACTGCGTCAACAATACGAAGAATCATTCAATAACAAGTTACAGGATGCGATGAAAGACCTGTGGACAAGACTTCATGACGTGTTGAAGCACATGAGTGACAAGCTTGCTGATGCTCAGACTCCACGTGTAGCGAAGGATGGCACTCAGAACCACACGCAGATCTTCCGTGATTCGCTTATGACCAATGCGTTTGACCTGTGCGACCTGCTTACTAGACTCAATGTGACAAATGATCCGCAGCTTGAGTTTGCACGTAAACGTCTTGAGCAAGCGATCTCGGGTCTGTCTGCCGAGGCTGTGCGTGATAGCGATCAGGTACGTAAAGATGTTAAGCAAAAGGTCGATGACATCCTGGGTGCGTTTAACTTTTGAGGTGACTATGGACGGATATGCACTGTTGTTTGCAGTAATGGGTGTGGTGATCCTGATGCTTGGGTATCAGGTGATCCGCTTGGCGGGGATACTTAAGGTATTGACCGAGGGTTTGTTTGCCGTGGCTGATGGCTATGCCGAGGTGCGGCGTGATGCTGAAGATGTAGTTAGATTTTTCCCAACCAATAGGAGAGTGAACCATGACGTATGATGAATTTTTTAGAACCGTATCAGGTCTTCAGAGTAAGTTGCGGCAGCTTGCTGTTGCGTTTTATCGTTCCCAACCTGGGAAGCCACTTATCTTTGAAGTAAGCGAGAGATTTGATAACCACTTCAGTGTTTACGACGGCAACTATCCACAGGTTAAGACTCGGATAGGGTTTGTATGTTTGAGTGGGTCTACATTTTCGCTGAGTTCAAGACTCATTACCAATAAAAAATACAACGAGAGTTCATCAAACTACAACACACGTGAGACAACTAACTTTGACCGCGCTCTTAACATCATGATCGATACGTTCAAGCCTTGGAGTCCGATGGAGTTTCTCGATGGTCGTCGTTACGTGGTGGCTGATGTGCTTACCAAATGGAGGGATAAGTTCAAGCATCAGACCTATGCAACGTTCAGTCCTGACCATCAAATTGTCTATGAAGAAGTTAAGGCATTGCATGCGATGGGTGTGCAGTTCCAAACCCCGCAGTTCAGGGCTATGGTCGATGCGCTTAAGATGGGCAATGACAACATGGAGCGCAGAAATACCAACATGATTTTGTTCTATATGGTCGTGGATGCGAAGGGACACATTGACTACGCTTGGTCAAACGATATACACCAAGGCAACACGCCCTTCGATGCACTGGATAAAGGTAGGAAAACTCACGTTACATCTGATGAGTTCTTGCCTGAATATCTTAAGAGTGAGTATGCCATGCTCAAGATGATGAACCCTTCAGAAGAGATCGATGGGGTGGGCAAGCGTATATCTGACTTTGAGTACGTGATCTACAAACGAGTTGACGATGTTAGGAGTATTTAGTAATATGAGTTCAGATAATAGCAATGATAATTACTATGCACCACGAGCTATATTTCTTAGAGATAGGATTGCGATGGAGCAGCAAGCAGCAGGCAGTATTGCCGCACGTGTAGAGATGGTAGTGGGCAGCACCGAGGAGGGACGCATGGTGAGTATTTACTCAGAGCTTGATATGAAGTTCCCCCCGATGCCTGACCTCGTGCGAGAGAGGCTTGCTGTAGTTAGACTGCTGCCCAAGGGTGAGCGGCTAGCTAATGTTGGTAAACGTCAAGGCACCGATGTGTTTTATCTTTACTTTACGGAGGAAGAAGTCAATGCCATCACGCAAACAAAAATCAAGTACTACGTTGAGCACAACGCACGATCCGTTCCCTTTGACCCCCGAGCAGATGCGATGGCCTTTCAGGTCATCCGAAGAACGGGCAATGATCGCAGCGTGGGCGAAGCGAAACAAATCATACGAAGCAAAAGCAACACGTGAGTCTGTTGGAGAGGCACCGTTCTAATGGACACACTATCACGACGCGATCAGAAGATTGTTAATTACATACAGGAGCGAACGATGCCGCCGTCGGTTGCACAGATAGCACTGTACATACCAACATCTCGACAGAACGCACACCGATTACTGACAAGCCTTGTACGTAAGGGATATATCAAAAGTATCTTTAAACAGATTGAAGGTATGAAAGCCGAGCGTAGGTATGTGATGCCGGACTCACCGCTTGCAGACCCGCCCAAACCAGTCAAACCCAAGAAGCCTAAGTACAATTTTTACAACGACCCATTTAACTTAGCGAGGAAGAGTGATGCAACTAAAGACAACGTCTGAAAGTACGAACGTATTACAAACGTTTATGAGGCAGTGGAAGATACTCAAGCAACCCTACCCGTGGAAAGACCCCAAGGTGCTAGCCGAACGCAAGCGTATCGCAGCACTCGATAGAGCACGTATTGAACTCAGACTAAATGGAGGTGTCGAATGACTATCATGACAAGTACCCTACCCACGGCTTCCCGTGCGGACGCAACATCAAACATGCACCCAATTCAAAAATTAACAAAAGATCTCAAGGCAGCAGCGACTAGGTTGTCTGACGACGAGGCACGGTTTCTTGTTGATTACTACTACATCTGTCAAGAAGATAGGAAGCGTAGTACAAATCAAGTACGCGCACTGGGTGAGTCTGATGAACCCAATGCCGTTTTAGGTTGGCTTGCCGAACAATCGGAAAGTCTTGAGGGTCAGATCAAGAAGGCACTCGATGTCTATACGGAAGCGCATGTGATGGGTGCGTGGATGCGTCAGATTGTCGGTATCGGTCCGGTTATTAGTGCAGGGTTGTTAGCACATATTGATATCAACAAGGCACCGACGGTCGGTCATATCTGGAGGTATGCAGGGCTTGATCCCACAAGCAAATGGGAGAAAGGTGAGAAGCGCCCTTGGAACGCAGGCTTAAAGACGTTGTGCTGGAAAGCAGGGCAGAGCTTTATGAAGTTCAGTGGGCGTGATGATTGCTACTACGGCAAGATCTACAGAGAACGCAAGGCGTATGAGATCGCACGTAATGAGCGTGGTGATAACAAGGACTTGGCAACGAGTCTTCTTAGTAAATATAACAAGAGCACCGAAGCATACAAACATCTTAGCAATGGTGTGCTGCCCCCTGCACAGATCGATGCCCGTGCAAGACGTTATGCAGTGAAGCTTTTCTTATCTCATCTGCATGGTGCGTGGTACGAGGTGCACTTTGGCACGAAGCCTCCACTGCCTTACCCGATTGCACACATGGGCCATGCTCATTTCATACCATCACCTGTTTAACCACGCACACCAAGAGCACCAAATGGATCGAGTGAGTCAGGAAGCCTAAGAGAACCATACCACGAGAACGAGTCATCATGTTGGAGAGAACCAAATCATATTAACGAGTCACCGCTTCGGAGAGAACCAGAGGAAAGAAACGAGTCATCATGTTGGAGAGAACCAAATCATATTAACGAGTCAAGAAGCCCAAGAGATCCATATCACGAGAACGAGTCACGAGCGTCGAGAGAACCAAGGAGATTAAACGAGTCCGCTTTGATGAGAGCGCCATATGAATAGAACGAGTCAAGAGACTTAAGAGAACCACACAGGGTAAACGAGTCATGCGCGATGAGAGAACCATACACCACGAACGAGTCAAGGAAGACGAGAGAGCCAAGGACAATGAACGAGTCATGGTCCCAGAGAAACCCAAAAATCCAGAGCGAGTCACATGAGCTAAGAGCACCGTCGTCGTGGAACGAGTCAAACCACTGAAGAGAACCATGAACGAGGAACGAGTCAGTGAGTACGAGAGAACCATTGAAAGCGAACGAGTCACTACCTTAAAGAGCACCAACCCATAAGAACGAGCCAGCTAGATTGAGAGAACCATGCAGACAAAGCGAGTCAAGTTAACGGATAGAACCAATCGTTCAGAACGAGTCAAGCAAATAGAGAGAACCATCCCTAATGAACGAGTCATGTCGGGCAAGAGAACCAGACCATCGGAAACGAGTCACGAGCAACAAGAGAACCAAAGTTGCAGAACGTATACCCAATAAGGAACTAACTCATGAATGATCCAGTCAATCACCCCAAACATTACACCGCCCACCCCTCGGGGGTGGAGTGCATCGAAGTTACTGAACATTTTAATTTCAATAAAGGTAACGCTATTAAATATATCTGGCGCAGTTCTGACAAAGGTAAAGAAGTTGAGGATCTACGCAAAGCACGTTGGTATATCGACCGTGAGATTGCACGGATACTGAACAACGCAGACGAACCTCCCTTCATGAAGAGGAGTGAGGAATGAGTCCTGACTACAAGTTCGCCATGCTTGCAGCATGGCTTGAGGGCTACGCCGAGGGCTTGCCTGATTACTGCACTGCTGAGAAGTTCAAGATCAAAGAAGCTGCTGAGTTGTTAATGGAAGTGTACGAACAACGTATGAAGGAGAAGGAAGAGTGGAAACAACATGCGGGGGATCGGGCATGAGTGAGAACAAGAATGCAAAGACACCAACAGATGGTGGGGCAGCGTTCCCCGTTGCACATTCGTACCTAATTCAATCAGGCATGTCCCTGCGTGATTACTTTGCAGGGAAGGCGATGCAAGCACTGGTGCAGGGAAATTATTTTGATGTCACCGCGAAGCAGGCTTACATGATGGCAGACGCAATGCTGAAAGCGAGGGAGCGATGAGCAGAGAAGCTATGAAGCTGGCGCTGGAAGCGTTAGAGGATGTGCCGTACATGTCAAACAAGGATGACTACGAGCGGCTAGAAAGGGTTACAACGGCCTTGCGCCAAGCACTGGAGAAACCTAAATACCGCCGAGGTGACAGGCTCTTGTGCCTAGAGACGGAAGAGTACTGCGTCATCCACATTAGCGGAACGGATCGTCAGTATGTGAAATTTCCTGATGGGCATGTCGGTCAGTACACGAACCAGCAGGTGGCTGACCATTTTGAACTGCTACCGAAGGAAGTCGATGCCGACGACACCCGCCTCATCGCCGCCGCGCAAGAACACATGAACCCACAACCCAAAGCCTTAGTGCTGGCTGATGCGCTAGAAGAACTTGACGTGCAATTCAGCCACACGGGTCTATGCGGAGAAGCCGCCGACGAACTGCGCCGGTTGCATGAGGTGAATCAGGATCTGCTGAAGGCACTCAACACGATCCTTAACATAAGCTTGATAGATAACGGGCACTGGGCCAAGACGATAGAACGCGAGGCTCATGAAGCCATCGCCAAGGCGACTGGGGGTGAGGTATGAGCAGAGAAGCCATGAAGCAGGCTCTTGAGGCGTTGGAGAGTGACCCACTAAGTCATGCCGGACTTGTTAACAGAAAGCAAGCCATCGCCGCACTACGCCAAGCACTGGA